CACCTATGTGTCACTACTCTAAACAACGCAAGGCACTTTTTTGTTTTTTAAGAACTAAAATGAGTAAAAACTCAACTATACAGCGGGTTACAGCATGGTAGATAAAAGATTAGTTAGTGCCACAAGTGGTGACACAAAAGATATGTCTCTTAAACATCCAAAAGGTAAGGATGGTTTAACTGACAGGCAAAGAATATTTGTTAAAATTTATACTGACAATGAAGGTAGATTGACACCAACAGAATGTGCAAGACAAGCAGGTTATAAAGAGGAGCGAGCTGCTGTTACAGCGTCAGAATTATTAAATGGTAAACAACATCCAAAGGTTGTAGAAGCTGTGTTGGCAAGACGAGCAGAGCTAGAAAAAACCCATGAAGTTAAATTAAGTAAACATGTACAAGAGTTGGCTAGACTCCGTGATCGTTCTTTGTCAGAGAAGTCTTATAGTGCTGCTGTTAATGCTGAGCGCTTGCGAGGGCAGGCTGCAGGATTGTACATTGACCGTAAAGAAATCAGAACTGGCAGTATTGACAGCATGTCCCGTGATGAAGTTTTAGCTAAGTTAAAGGAAATTGGATTAGATGGTAAATTTAAAAAAGAAGGAGCATCAACAGTCTTGGAGGTCGAAGAAGAATCCAATGGCGAGCCAATTGACATCACCCCAGTGGAAACAAAAGATAGTAAAAGACAAGAAAAAGTATGACCGTAAAAAAGGAGACAAGCTTTTGGAAGAGTTTAAAGAAGTCATTAGAGGGTGGTAAATATATTGTTTCACGCCTTGAATCATACGTTACGCCAGGATTCCCGGATTGCCTTATTTATAACAAGGTTACAGGTTTCTTTACAGTTGAATTAAAAGTTATTAATAGTAATAATAAGGTAACCATTTCACCCTTCCAAATTGCCTGGAATATGCGTCATGCAATAGCAGGAGCGAGATCATATATCCTGGTTGGGGGGCTACCCAACCACCACATCAAATTGTTTCATGGGTGCAAAACCAAGGAACTTGGCCAAAGAACCGTGGACCTTGTACCCGGCCTCTATGAGGGAAGGCTCGAGGACCTTGACCTAAGCAAAATCGTGTCAAACTCCGAAACTCCCCTATAATAATTTCTTGTGGATAAGCTGTGGATAACTCGCAGCTACGCACCGGGCGCGCCCGCTGCCCAAACTCCCCAAACTCCCCTTAGTTTTTCCTAGTTTTCTGCGGATTCGTTCCATGCCCCCAGCAGCCCGGGCCAGGAAGCAGCTGAGCTTCAGTCCTGAAACTCCCAAACTCCCCAATGTTTCTCCCGTTTTTTGTGCCATCTCATACCTGCTCCCCAGCTGCCGGGCGCGCCGGGAGTTTACTGCTTCGTACCAGTTAGGTAATGGTCGAAGTACCGTGAACCTTGGAAAGTTATCCACAACAAATTTTGTGCAGAGGTTGTATGTGCTGTCATTAGGTGTTATATTATAGATAGAAATATAACAAAGGAGTTAATATGGTATTACCAGAAGATAGCAACAATGTGTTAGTAGATGTGTTGCAACAAATAGCTGATTCTTTAGATAAGAATACAGACATACTAAATAGAATATGTAATCATTATGATTCGGTTGTTCCTGTAATGAAGAAGAATCAAGAAATGGTCGCATTAGCAAACGAAGATAACCGAAGTACACTCGATAAGATGTATGACGGAATCTTCCGTACTAACGAAAGTTAGGCATATTTAGGGGGGGTTGTCAAACTCCCAAACTCCCCCTAACAAATTAACTGTGGATAACCTGTGGATAAGTCCCGCTGGGCCCAGCTGCGCCCGGGAACCAAAACTCCCTGAAACTCCCAAACTCCCCAATAATAAATCTAGGTTTTCTGCCGTTTTTCCCGAGCTGGTTTGCGCACCGGGCGCGCCGGGGAACTGCCGGGCAGTCTTCGGAATAAAAAGGTTGGATTTCTGCCATTTTTTTGGAGCCCGGGACTTGACTTCAGGATCCAGGAAGCTTATATAAGGAAGAAGAGATGGTAGATGACACTTGGAATTGGGGTATTTCCGCCGTTTTTTAAAGCAGGTAGAGCTGGTACGCAGCTGCATCCTGCTTCACCAGCTGCCAGTCTGAGCTGCTGCAGCGTTAGAATTAGAAAGGTAACATATGTTTGATTTTATAATAGGAATACTCCTCCCTCTGAAATGGATTGGGATCGCGTTCCTGGTGTACTATTTAGTATCCCATTTGGCTTAAACTCCCAAACTCCATTAATATTTATCCACAGTTTCTTGGTCCATGCGACATGTTGTCGCCCGGCCCGGGCGCGGTACGCTGATACCTGAAGTTGACATGAAGAATGGTTTGTGTTATGCAGAAGATAGAAAGAGAAAGGATTACTATGATTCGTTGGAACAAATGGACTAGAGATTATACATATACTTATGAATGGCATGATGGGTCGTGGCGACTTATCCACAAGAAAAGTAATAGACCTATTGCGTCATGGTTTGGAAAGATGTATAGTATGTTTAGTTAATTAATAGAAGTATGCGGTTAGCAATTAAGACTCCATAGAGTGGACGCAATTACTTCGATGAGGCATGGTAGTTATATCTGTAAGCCCTCAAACTCCTAAACTCCCCAAACTCCCAAACTCCATAATACTTATCCACAAGATATCCACAGTCTTCCCGCGGGCGCCCGGGCACGCAGGTGCTGAACTTCAGGCATAAAAAAAGGGGATATAAAATCCCCTTGATAAGATTGAGTATAGTGAATTGAGGCTAACTCAATCCTAACCTTTTTAAGATATAACCTATATCTGATTGCATATGATTTATTAAATCCATTGAATTAACATCTCTGTCTTTATTCATTGATGCCCATTCAACTACTGAATTACACAACACACCAGAAATAAGTTTCCAGTCTGGACTATCTTTTGCAGGAAGGGTGCAGTTCTGAAAGTCTGCTAATTCTCCTGTTGCGTCTTTGTCTTTGACTAACTCCACTAAACTTTCGATTAGTGGAGTAATATTTACATTGTTCTTAGTAATTAATTCATTAGGCATTATACTGTCCTTCCATTTATTTCTATTATAGTTTCTGGGTTAATGTTTGCCCATCTTCTATGATTAGGGTTTAAGCCATTACCTACACGATAGGCTAAGACATAATTAGGTAGTTCGTTAATACTATCTCTAGTACCAAGTTCAGTATTACGCCAAGCATGAGTACCTAAGATACCTCTTTTAATCTTAGATATATCACCCTTATTGTTTATCCATTTGCAAGAGAAGAAACCATTTCCTACTATTGCTTTGAAGTCTTGTTTAGTCATGTTTACCTCAATTCTATTTCTATCTATTGTGTATCATGGCTTACTAATTAATTATATAGCTAATTAAATTAGTTGGGGATAACCTGTGGATAAGTCGGCACTATATGTAGTGGTGCGACAATATGCCGCGGCCCGGGATGTAGTATGCTCGGCGCACGGTTACCTACTAGATCTAGCGGTGCGACACAATGTCGCAGGCGGCGCCCGGGAACTCCACAGGCCTATCCTATTCCCGACGGGGGTACACCCCCCTTTTTTCCTAAAGCATGCTTTTATTTTTTAAGGGTAAGATTGAGGGTGACAATACTCACCAAAAACGTTATATGTCGAAGTTCGAAAAAATTTTTAAAATATGAAAAATGTTTCGCAACTAGAAAAGCTAGATACACAAACCCTCAAATATCTTTTGAAGAATGCGGTTGTTGAAAAACAAGAAGAAACGCAGTCAGATTTTTTAAAATTTGTAAAAACAGTTTGGCCTGAATTTGTTGAGGGAAAGCACCATAAAATTTACGCAGAAAAATTAAACCGTATTGCAAACGGTGAGTTAAAACGTCTCATTGTTAATATGCCACCTAGGCATACAAAGTCAGAATTTGCGTCGCATTTATTTCCGGCGTTCTTTATGGGCAGGCATCCTAATTCTAAACTAATACAAACTACGCACACAGGTGAGTTAGCAATTCGTTTTGGACGTAAAGCTAAAAATTTGATAGAATCGGAGGAGTATGAATCAGTTTTTCCAGATGTTAGACTGGCGGCAGATTCGAAAGCTGCTGGACGATGGGAGTCAAACCACAAAGGTGAGTATTTTGCTGCTGGAGTTGGCGGTGCTATTACCGGTCGTGGGGCTGACTTACTTATTATCGACGATCCTCACTCAGAGCAAGATGCACTATCT